AGGCAATTCTTGATAACAGCGAACTACATCGCCAGAAACTGAACAACTTTATGTTGCTCAACGCTGATGTAGAGATAGAAGTGAAAGCTAACTCAACACCTTTTCAACAGGGTGCTTTGCTGAAAGTTTTCTTCCCAAAATCGCTCGCTACAACCAAGTTCAGAGCACAAGGAAATGAATTCCTCGCTGCTGTGACAACAACACCACACAGAGTTTTGCATTTGGAAGAAGGAAATTCTATGAAGCTCACAATTCCATATGCAAATATTCTAGACATGATTGACTTAACGGACACAAACAATACATATGGTGTGTTAAATATCTATGCACTGGCACCTTTGGCTGCGTCTGAATCCCCCACTGAAGTTGATGTTTCTGTGCGTATGCGCTTTGTAAACCTTAACGTGAGTGTGGCTACAGACCGGTCGATAATGTCCCAAGCTAAATATCTTAACTTGGAAAAGCAGAGAATTGACACACTGTTGAATACACCTGGCCCAACTCGTATCCCTGGACTTGTTGCTCAATCCTCCGAGGGTGAATCCGAAGGACCTGTGACTCGCATTGCGAATGCCATAGGAACCATAGGTGAAACTCTTGCGGGCGCCCCTGTAATTGGGACAGCAGCAAGACTTGTTGGTTGGTTTGCTAGAGGAGTTGCGGGCGTGGCTTCAGTCTTTGGGTGGTCCAAACCCATTGACTTAACCATGCCAAGAGCTTTTTATAACAAACCAGCATGTTACATGGGGAATGTTGAAGGAAAAGATGCCAGTCACGTTTTGGCGCAAATTAGCGACAACGCGATTGACACCTCTTCCATCAACCCTTCTAATGAAGATGAACTTGCGCTTTCGCTGATCACAGGAAGGCCCAACTACATTGGAAGGTATTCTGTTTCTAAGCAAGATTTCACTGCGAATAAGTTATTATTCTCGTGGGAAGTTGCTCCTTGGAACAGTCTCATGCAACAACAACATGCAAACGGACAAGACTTTGCGCTCGGTGGGGTAAGCTTTGCTTACTTAATGTACCAGTACTGGCGAGGAGGTATGGATTATTGTTTGAGTTGTGTTAAAACTGCTTATCATTCAGGTAGATTGGTTGCTGTATATTTTCCCAACAGAACACGAACGGAAGTTCCTGCAGTGTTCTCACAGGAGATGACTACGAATAACCACATTATCTATGATTTAGTAGCTAAAGACGGAGACTCAAATTCTCTATCCATGCCTTTCTCAGTACCTTACACCTCAAATGAGCCCTGGAAACTGACCCTGGCAAAGAATCAGAATGGCTTATATGACGCTAGCACTTTTAAAACCCATATTGGTGTTATCGCTGTGTATTGCCTGACTGAACTCGTGTGCCCGCCAACTGTAAACGACAAAGTTACCTTTTTATTACAGCATAGAGCTGGCAAAGGCTTCGATGTTGCTGTACCCAAAATACAGCTTCAAGGAGGTTTTGCCGTTGACCAAGCTCCTCAAAACCCTAGTGTTGAACTTGCTTCTGCTATTAATGCTACTCTCCCTAGTGATATGGGGGTAGTTTATCCAGCAGCTGTAGGTGACACACCAAATTTTGATGACTTTGGCTATGTTTACATAAATCAGGATAACGATGACTACACAACCTGGCCAGCACTCGAAGGCGTTGAAATTCCACTAATAGACGATTATTATACAAATGTAGTTGTTAACTTGGCATTTGATCCAGCAAACTTTTCTGGAGGCGAATACGTCTTTAACTTCACAGTTCAAGATGGAGCATTGACTTCGGTCAATTCAAATAAAATACAAGTTATTACTGCGTATGAGAATCAGATAACAGTGGATATAACTGCCACCTCCGTAGCGAAACATCTAGATATAGATTTTCATGGTCTACGCGCTCAATCAAGCGATGGTGCAGCCGAAACTTTCACGTCAAACACGGAACTCGCTCACGGTTCGGAACATGATGTCACCCGTTATACGACAGGTGAATATTGCAAGAGCCTGCGACCCTTAATGAAACGCTTCGTAAAAGTAGCGGAAATCAAAGGCGGGGAAGCAGTGACACGACAACCGGCGGAATTTGATAACTATGAATCTGGCGATATGACACAACCTATTGGTAATCGTTCTGTTTACGTAACAGATGGAACTACCAGTAGGGGTGCATATATGCCGGAATCTTGGTTATCGT